GTATTATTCAGGACATATCCAAAGGCATCGGCGGAATCGCTGATATTTTCCGCACTGATACCGAATGATTCCAGGGATACGGCGGCGGCTGCCAATGCTTCGGAGTTCTCCCCGGATGCATCCCCCACCAGATCCCAATATGAGGCATATTCTTCCAGGGCTTCGGCGGATTTTAACCCCTGTTCTGCCCCGGTCTGCATGACAGTCAGGGTTTCCCCGATGGAATCCCCGGCCCCCGCAACGGAACGGGCAAGTTCATTAAGTTCCTGTTCGGTTAATCCGGTGGCTATTGATACCTTGGAGGTCTGTTCTGCGAGTTCCCCCTGTTTCCGGGCAAGAACTTCCAACCCTGCCCCGGCGGCGGCAGCAGCAAGACCAATCGCTTTCCAGTTAGCAGTTAATTGTTTCTCAAGGTTGGCCCCGTTGGCCTGTATGTTTTGGAGGGTTTTGGAGGTATTATCAACTGCATTTAAAATTAGTTCAAGAACATTTGCCATGGTTCACCCCTCCAAAGGTGTTTTGCATGTGTGTTTGCTGGATCTTCTGGTGGTGTCCTGCCGCATTCAGGAGGTAATACGCCTGCCCGGGGGTAAGTTCCCCCATGCTCGGAGCAAGAGAATACCCTAATTGATGCAGCATAAACATGGATTGGCCTTCCTCACTCTTTGCGAAAGGCTTCAATATCAGCCTGCTTCTGCTTGGTCAGCCCGGATGCGGTTTCAATCCCTTTTACAATAGCGGCAAAATCTCCCCCTGGGAGGGACTTTACATCAGATTCCGTCCAGGGTTCCCCAACCATAGCAAGGGTTACCATCAGAACTTTCCCGGCAAATTCGTTCTCGTTGGTATCTACCATATCAACAGAGATCCGGGACCGGGTTCCGATCTCCTGTTTGATCCCTTTCAGTTTCCGGACGTTTACCCGGTTTACCTCTTCGGCAGTCAGGGGGCGGATCTTCACGAATGCCCCGGCCCGGGAGGGGAGGGCAATATCAACCGTGGTATTCTTCCCGGCAAGCAGTTCCGCCTTTGTAAGAAAAATTGGTTCGGTCATGTGGTTATCACGCCATAGTTCCATTGGTATTCTTTACGGTGACAAGGATCGATGTATCAACCGTGCTGGCATCAGCCAGGGCAACATCGTTCTCCAGGTAGGCAATACCGGAGATGGTTTGCACAATCTCATCAGAACCGGAGGAGGGGGTATCAACAGAGGTTAGCCCATTGTTCGGGAGGTTAAATTCGACATAATCATCCCCGATGGTGAATTTCGGTTTGAAATTGACCATGGATGAACCGTTCACATCTGCCCCGTCCTGACTGCCCCAATACAGTTCAAACATATCGGTATCCTCATAAACCACGGTGGCATTCCAGGAGATATCAAGTCCGTTTGATTTCCACCGGCGGGGGAACCGGGAACCGATGGTGCGCCCGGTGGCGGCATTGATGTTGTTTGTAATAGAAATATCGAATGATTTCATGCATGCTGATTTATCAGCATCATTGAAGGTGCATGTGGAATCCTGGAAACCGAACACCGAACCCGATACCAGAGTGGATGCGATATCGTTTTCCGTTTTAATGGTGCTTGGAACATCCATCTGGGCAAACATATCAATCCCACAGGAAGCCAGGGAATCGGATACGGACAACTTGAAATTATTAATCACCGTGGAATTGAACTGCTGTTCGATAACATCCTTGCCAGTGACAAGGGTAAAGAACGTTGGATCATTGTTATTGGTGGCATAAATTTCATGGGTGTTCGGTGACCCGGAGGTAAACTGATACCCGCCGGATATTGTCCAGTTCAGGAGGTAGCCAAGGGAAACCACGTCCGGCTGATAGGTGATCCCCCCAGAGGGGACATAATATCCCGGCTTTTTCTTCCTGGGCATCCTCCCCATACCAGAGGGAACCACGGTTTCCGCATTCTTGGGCGGTCCCATGGTGATGCTCTGGGGGGCAATATAGAATGTAGGAGTAACCGGCGTTCCAAACGTGGTTTCCTCCCCAAATCCTGCGTATCTGAAAACTTGAACCATAGTTTTTACCTCGATGCTGTAAATTCAATTGCGACAAGGGCAACCGCTCCGAATATGGAACGGTCCTCCTTGTGCGGTGCGGCTAAAACGACTGAATCCGATTCAATCTTCCGCACATAGTCAAGACCAAGCCCGGACGATGCGAGCAGGGTTGCCCTGCCATTCAGGGCATAATTATTGGCGGTGGTGGCTCCCGCGGATCCGGATTCACCCCGGGCAACAGATACCAGATATACCGGCATCTTCCATACCTCCCGGGTTCCTGCTAGGGTGTTCCGTTCCGGTTGGGAGATCCGCCCCCCGTAATAGAAAAGGGCGGGAAGAGGAGGTTTGATCCCGGTGGAATCTCCCCGGGTGAGGGTGGCAAGGTTTGCCAGTTTTCCCCCGGCTGTGATCTGTGCCTGAAGAGCGGTTCCTATGGCGGTGTAAATACCATCAACCGCCGTTGCAAGGGTAGGGTTTGCGGTCATGTGGTCACTCCTGCCCGGGTAAGGGCATCCTCCATGTATTTGGTATATCCTGCTCCCTGGGAGGATTCTATGGCCCTGGTGGCATAGGGGTTCGGCTGTGTCCCGTATCGGTAAATATGCCGGGCAAGGAGGTAGGGATTATCAATCCCATGGCGGGAAGCCCATACCTCCAGGGCATCCGGTGGCGGGAAATACTGTTCGTGGGGGTCCGGTTCGTGTGCCGGTCCCGTCCCTTCTTGCACATAGAGGGCATACTCTTTGGCAGAACGGATCGTGCGGGTGAAATCGTCTGTTTTCTCAACCACCCACATTTCATTTGACATTAACTGCCCGGTATCGCTCGGGGCTTCCTCCTGAATCCTCCTCACCACATCATTGGCAATATCGTCCATAGCCTGGGAGAATACATCTTTCACCCGGTCCAGGTTGGCAGAGTATTCTTCCCATCCCCGAACCTCCAGTGTATAGGAACCCTCAACCATGCCCGGTTAGCCCTCCGGTTCATCGAAATAGTTCAAGGGGGTGGACTGGTCCAACCTGAATGCGGTGGTTGCAGCATCAGCCCGGGTTACTCCTCCGGCGGTGACATCTATGGAGGCATAGGGCTTCGATTCAAACTGCTCCAGGAGGTCCATGCATTGGATCCAATACCCGGTCTTTCCCGGTTGGACCCAAACAACGTCCCCGGATTCCTGGGACCGCATTTCAATCTGCCCTAATTTGAGGGCATAGAAATGGGTGATGAGCAGGGCATGGCATCGGTCATAGATTACCGAAGGCAACCCGGCGGGGGCGATGGTATCAAGGATGGCGGCGGCATCGGCCTTGTAGGAATTGAACAGGGTAGTGGTGAAAATGCTACCGGCGGTATCACTTACCGTATAGGGGGAAACATCCGATACCATAGTGCTGGAAACGGTCATGCGACTACTCCTTCCAAATAAAGTTTAATAAGGGTGGATACAATAGCAGATACCGCAACGATTGCGAATCCCCAGAGGGTGGCCTGTCCTTTCGTTAAACCAACCTGTTCCGATTGGTATTTTTCCAGGCTCCGCAATCTGGATTCGAAATCCCGGGTGCATACCTCATTCCCTTTATCGATTGCATCAATCCGGCTAGCCTGAACCCCGATCTTATCAGTGAGCAGTTGCCGGTATGCATAGCACAAATCATAATTCGGTCCCGGGGACGGTATATCTGCCACGGTATCCCTCATGCGTTGGTGATCAGGATGAACTTCTGTTTCCCGGCTTCCTTGGATGTGCAAACGTGAGTGGTGACAGTATTGGCAACTGCCTTAACGGCGGTGAGGAAATCGGCCTCACTCGCGTAAGATGTGGCAGTCCAGTTGGTCATTCATTCACCTTATGCCCCGGGGTTCGGGTGCGGAGAAATCAGCATGAACTTGGATATTCCGTCCTCCCGGTATGGCTTGACCTTGAATGTCACGGTGGTTTCCAGCAGGTTTATAGCGGTGACCAGTGCCGAAGCAGAGGTATATTCGGTGCAAGTGTAGTTTGCCATTTTGTTACCTCCTTAACTAGATCCGATCTGGCCCTGCGGGTCAGGGGTGATCAGAACATATTTCACAGTGGCGTTTTCTCGGTATTCCACCACATCAAAAGTTGCGGTGGTGGCAAGTGCAACAATTGCCGCATCCAGGGCGGATCTGGTTGCACATTCGGTTGCGGTATAGTTTGTCATATTATCTCATCTCCTCAAGCTACCCGGATCCCCATCACATAGGCGGTTCCGGCAACGTTGGTATTCTTCACGGAGGTAATCCTGATGGTCCCTCCGGCTGCAATCATCCCGGTGGACTGGTTCAGCTGGGTGGCACGAACAAGGCAGTTGGCATCGGTGGTTTTTGCAACGGCTTCCGAAATGGCATTGGTCCCGTTCAGGAGCTGAACAGTATCCTCCGCAACACCGGGGGTAGCCCCACCAACGAACCAGAAATCAGTTACTAGGAACTTGTGGGTGGATGTTATATCGTTATTTGCGGAGGCATCCTCAACGGCAATCCGATACAGGACCGGGATCGCCCCTATTACGTTATCGGGTGAGGTGTTCGCCACGTTGCTACCGTCAAGAACAGAATCCGCAATGGTAAGTGCTCCGCTTGCGGCAAGGGTGGCATCTCCTGAAACGGCAACCTCATCAATGGCGGAATCCGCTCCGGTGGATACAAAGATGTTCCCGGCAACGGCTTCCGATTCTGATACAAGCATCGCCTTGCCAACTTTCTTGGCTCCAATCGTGGTTACACCGGCATTGGATACCGTCACATCTCCTGATGGGGTCACGGCAGTTGCAACGTTTCCGGCATTACCAACCAGAATCTCACCGGAGTTGAGTTCAATATCTCCGAGTTCAACGGCTGCAAGTTCGGTATCAATCAGTGCCAGTTCAGCCGTGATTTTATCTGCCATCGAGCCACGCTTTCTCGAAAATGCTACTGACCCGGGGGCTGTATAAACCATATTCTATTCATCCTGATATTTGGATTTTAAAACGGGATACTGGAGGAAGTCTCCCGTGTTCATAGTCGATTCCTCATCAAATCTTGGCTGCGCCATACAACAGACCGTAGGGTTTCGTCACGACGGTCTTGTTCTCAACCCACATCTGGATGATAGTGTCGTGCGTATCCGGTTCCTCATACTGCGAGAAATGCAGCCCGAGGTTCGGCACGGTCTTGGTAATCTCCTTCCCGTCCGGTCCATTGGTGCGGTAAGTGATACGGGGCTGGCTGAATGCAGTATCAATATAATAGTGGAGTTCGGCCGCTGGGTTGTTCTTGTCAGCCGCAAGGAAATTGGATTCCGTGATACCCGAATCAACACCGGTTACAGTGCATCCGGCAATCGGGATGAAGATACTGTCACCAGTGCCACCAGGCACACCATACACCTGCTGCTGCTTGGTGGAACTTACATCAATGGAAGTCAGGTATCCCTCAAGTTCGGCAAAGTTATCAGTGTTGACAATAACATCAGTAAGCCGGAACGGGTATCCCTCTCTCCTCATCTCGTATTTGATAAGTCGGAGGTCTTCCACAGGGGTTGCGGTGGTAGCACTCCAAGCATCTCCCGTTGCTGCGGTGGATGCCGTTGCCCCCCCGATAAGTGCCGTTGAGATTGACGTGTTGATATGTTCAGCAAGCCAGTATCCAAGGGTATCATAGCATTCCACCAGTTCCGATTCCATCTTATTGGACCGGATAACTTCACGCCCAATCCGCATGCTGAACCCGTTGGATTCGAGCAGTGCCGAGGTGGTCAGTCGGCGTGACTTGTCCACTTCGGGGAACTGTGCTCCCTGGGTGTAGGGTGGCGGTGTTTTCTTCTTGGTGTCAGATGATTTCCCGGTGGAATCATACATATACATGAAGGCATTACTGTCTTCAGCCTTCGGCGTTACGAAATCCAGCCAGAACAGGTTAGGTTCCATCTTGGCATAAGCCAGAGGAAGTGCAACATCGGCACGGAGATATGCGTTATTAGTTCCAGATACCATTTAAATCACGCCCCCGTTGCTGCATCAAGCAGTCCGGTTATTCCGCAGAGAATGGTTGCAGTATCCCCATCAGAGCCAGCCGCAACGTAATGGAACGGGATAACACCTACACCACCGCTTGACTCTGAATCAAAACAGAGAGAATGCCCGGCACTTCCGGAAGTGATGTTATAGTGGAGGGTAGCCCCAACCCCAGGAACACAGGCATTTGAGCCGTTACACATAACGGTTGCCTCAATTACCTTGTTACAGCACCAGAGTTCGACAACGGCAGTGCGGTAATATTTCCCGGCGAGCCTTTTTGCAAGGCTGTTCGCTGCCGCACTGTTAGCGGGGAACCGCTGTAATTTCGGCGTGGAAACAATCTGCCCCACCACAAGGGTTTCACCATCAACCGGTGTTTCAACTACAGGGATGCCCCCGGTTGCCGCATACGTGCAATCAGTGTCGTTAGCAATGGCAACAATGTCACCCTCTGCGAGTTCTGATGCAAAGGTCAGGTTTGTTCGATACTGCCCCGTCGGGTCGTAGGATGAGGTTGATACAGTCGGATTGCCCTCTTCAAGAATACAGGTAATTCGTATGCCGCCAGGATAATTCCCGGCTATTGTGGATGTTGAATCAGTCATTCAAAAATCATCTCCTGAACCGGTTGGCCTTCGTCAGAAGTTCTTTCTGAAGAGTCAGGCTGTCAGTCCCGGTATTATTGGGAAATTCGTTCCCCTCTTCAGGGGTGGGTGCAGTCTTGGGGAGTTTTGCCACCTTGATAAGAAACGCATCCTTGTTGGCAAGCCACTCTTCCCGGGTCTTGGCTTCAATCTCCGGGGTTTCTGTCCATCCCTTTGGTAGTTCGTTCTTGAGAGCAGACCACACGGCATTCTCGGCATCCGCCGCAACCTTGGCCTTCATCTCGGAAAGTTCGGTATTGAGTTTGGCAATTGCCTCATCCTTGGTCTTGATGGTGTTAGCAAACTCCTGCTCCTTGGCAGTAAGTTCCTTCACCTTATTCTCAAGGGCTGTCAGTTTTTCAGTGTCCATTGTATCATCCGTTGTTTCGGAACCGGGCTGCTTCGCTGCGAGATTCACATCCTTCTCTGGCTCATCTGCTGACCATCCTGCCATCATAGCAGTCAGGGCTTGCACGGCCTGTTCGATGAGGGAACGATTCTTCTTGGAAAAAACAGCACCTTTATTGGTTATTTGTTCAGAATCGGGCATTTCTTGCTCCTGTTTGTTGAGGAACATTGCCCCTTTATCGCGTGGTTGGTTCGTATCATCCTGCTTAAAAATCAGAATGTGGTTCGGAACCACCTTACCGATGATTTTACCTTCCTCATCCACCTTGGCAAAAAAGCCGGTGGAGAGTGACAGTTTACCCGCGTTATACAGTTTTTGCAAATCTGAATCCGTAAATTGAGTATCCGCTACAAGCCGGGGCTGCCCCTGTTTAATGACCGAGTTGTTGGTAACAGTCCCGGGCGGTAACAACCTTCCGCCCACTTGTCGAATAGCCTCATCCACATTCTCAATTACAAGCCGCATATCGGGATGGTCCTGGGCATATATCACCGGCACCGTATCCCAATCCGCCTCTGTGCCTGAAAACGATTCAAAAGAAAGATAGGTATTGCCGTTTTCATAGGCCAGCCACCGGTTCAACGTCTGCAAAATAGTTTCATGGGGTTTTGAACTGGTTGCCAGATTGGTATGGTTGCCATATAACGCGATATTATCAGGGGTTTGCCCCTTTGATATTGGAGCCGTTGCACTATCAGGTTGAGAACCCGATGCATTCG